ATGTGGCGGCATATCGCGGCCAACGGGCTGACCCTTCTGATCGTGGCGCTGTTCCTGCTGGGCGGTCTGATCGTCTGGGGGACAAGCCAGTATCGCGCGCCCGGGCCGCTGGCCTCGGCCATCTGTCTCGAGGTGCCCAGTGGCGGCAGTTTCAGCGGTGTCGCCAGTGATCTCGAGGCGCGTGGCGCGATCAGCTCGCCCTTCGTGTTCGAGGTGGGCGCGGACTACACCGAGAAATCAGGTCTGCTGAAGGCGGGTCGGTTCAGGGTGCCCGAAGGCGCCACGATGGAAGACATCGTCGACATCATCACGCGTGGCGGCCGCAACACCTGCGGTGCAGAGGTGATCTACCGGGTCGGTATCAACCGCACGGTGGTCGATGTGCGCGAATTGGACCCCGCATCGAACCGCTTCGAGGAAATCGCGAGCTTCATCAATGCCGAGGAAGAGCCGCCTGCGGAATATGTCAGCCTCAAGGACGATGGCACCGCGTCGTTTCGGGTCGTCGTCGCCGAGGGCGCGACAAGCTGGCAGATCCTGAACGCTCTGGGGCAGCTCGATATCCTGGTGGACGATATCGACGATGTGCCGCCCGAAGGATCGCTTGCGCCGCGGGATTATGATGTCGAGGTCGGTGACACGGTGTCGTCGGTCTTGGCGCGGATGACCGACCTGCAGACCGATATCCTCGCGCAAGCCTGGGCGAACCGGGCCGAGGGCCTGCCGCTGGAGACGCCGGAGGAGGCGCTGATTCTCGCCTCGATCATCGAAAAGGAAACCAGCGTGCCCGATGAGCGGCCGCAGGTCTCGAGCGTCTTCGTCAACCGTCTGAACCGCGGAATGCGCCTGCAGACGGACCCCACCGTGATCTACGGTATAACGGAAGGCGAAGGGGTCCTCGGGCGGGGATTGCGACAAAGTGAACTTCGGGGTGCAACCCCCTGGAATACATATGTGATCGAGGGCCTTCCACCGACACCGATCGCCAATCCGGGGCAGGCGGCGATCGAGGCTGCGCTGAACCCCGATACGACGGAATATATCTTTTTCGTGGCCGACGGCACGGGGGGTCATGCCTTTGCCACCAACCTCGATGATCACAATCGCAACGTCGCCCGCTGGCGCGAGATCGAGGCCGAGAGAGAGGCCGAAGAGAGCGACGGCTAGAACCACGAAGCTTTGCAATCAGGTAAAGACCCCGGTCGCGTGTTGCGTCGGGGTCTTTGACTTTTGCGCATTCTTTCAGTATGTTAGCGATGCTGGATTTCGGGTAGAAACCTGAAACTCGCCTGGGGCGGAAGACCCTTACAGGCAGAAAATCAATGACAGATGAAGAAAAAGGCGCAGGACCGGCTGCGCCAGGCGATGACGGGCGCGTGGCCGAGATCAACGCGTTGACGGCCGAAATCCGTGTCCTGTTGCAGGAGATGGTCAAACAGGCGCGTGAAGACCCCGCAGGGGCGCGGCCTGCGGAACTGCTGAGAAAAATCGGGGAATTGCATTCGGCCCATCTGAAGGTCGTCGAAAAGGAGGAGGCCTTCCATGCAAAGCTTGCCAGAGACGGGGCTGACGCCATCGACTATGACCGCATCCGTGCTGAGATCGGGCGCAAGCTTGATCGCATCCGCGCCGCGAGGGGTGCAGAGGGACTTTCTGGCGGGGCTGACTGACGGGCAGCTTGCGGCGCTGCCTTTCCTGTTCGATTTCTGGGCACTGGATCATCAGGCCCCGCCCGCGGGGGACTGGCGCACCTGGACGATCCTGGGCGGTCGCGGGGCGGGCAAGACGCGCGCCGGGGCCGAATGGGTCCGGCTGATGGTCGAGGGGCCGACGCCGCTGGCGCGCGGTGTCGTGGGACGGGTCGCGCTGGTCGGCGAGACCATGGATCAGGCACGCGAGTTGATGGTGTTCGGCGACAGCGGGATCCTGGCCTGTGCGCCGCCGGACCGCCGCCCCTTGTGGCAGGCGGGACGCAGGATGCTGGTCTGGCCGAACGGGGCCGAGGCGCAGGTTTTGTCGGCGCATGATCCCGATGCGCTGCGCGGCCGCCAGTTCGAGGCGTTGTGGGCCGATGAGCTGGCCAAGTGGAAGCGCGCACAGGAGGCCTGGGACATGCTGCAGTTCGGGCTGCGGCTGGGGGATGATCCGCGCGCCTGTGTGACGACCACGCCGCGGCGGTCGGCATTGCTGGAAGGACTCTTGCAGCGGAATTCGACGGTGATGACCCATGCGCCGACCCAAGCGAACAGGGCGAACCTTGCGGCGAGTTTCCTTGACGAGGTCGTGGCGCGGTATGGCGGGACCCAGTTGGGGCGGCAGGAGATCGCGGGGGAGTTGCTGTCGCAGATCGAAGGGGCGCTCTGGTCGCATCAGATGATCCGGCGGGCAGGGGCGGTGCCGAAACCGGACCGGATCGTTGTGGCGATCGATCCGCCGGCGACCTCGACGGTGCAGGCGGATGCCTGCGGGATCGTTGTGGCGGGTGTCTCGATGCAGGGGCCTGTTCAGGACTGGCGGGCGGTGGTGCTGGAGGATGTCTCGGTCGCGGGGCTGAGCCCGGTCGGATGGGCCGATGTTGCGATTGCTGCCTTCCACCGTCACGGGGCCGACCGGCTGGTGGCGGAGGTCAACCAGGGTGGCGAGATGGTCGAGGCCGTCTTGCGCCAGGTCGACCCCTTGGTGCCTTACCGCGCGGTCAGGGCATCCCGCGGCAAGGTAGCGCGGGCCGAGCCCGTGGCGGCGCTTTATGAGCAGGGACGGGTGAGCCATGTCTCGGGGCTGGATCAGCTGGAGGACCAGATGGTGCAGATGACCTCTGGCGGCTACGCCGGCCGCGGTTCGCCCGACCGCGTCGATGCGCTGGTCTGGGCCTTGCATGATCTGATGATCGCGCCGGCAGCAGGATGGCGCAATCCGCAGATCCGGCTGCTCTGAGGGGGTGTTGCGGGGCGCTGCGTGCGCCCCGTTTCACAGTTGCGAACTTCTGTCAGGCAAATTGTTTCTCGTGAACCGCAGATGGCCATGAAACGGCCAGCGCAAGGGAGACAAGCATGTTTGAATGGATGCGCCGCAAGGGGCCGGAAGATCAGGGCGTCGAGGTCAAGGCCTCGGCTGCGGGGCGGGTCGCGGCATTGGGTGCGGCGGGCCGTGTGGTCTGGAGCCCGCGTGATGTGGCGTCTCTGACCAAGGCGGGATTTACCGGCAATCCGGTGGGGTTTCGCGCGGTCAAGCTGATTGCAGAGGCGGCAGCGGCGATCCCGGTGATCGTCGAGGATGAGGGCCGGCGTTTTGACACCCATCCGGTGCAGGCGCTGCTGGCGCGTCCCAACGCGGGGCAGGGCCGGGCCGAGATGTTCGAGGCGCTCTTCGGGCAAATGCTGTTGACCGGCAACGGGTATCTCGAGGCTGCATTGGCAGGCGATGCCGTGCCGGCAGAACTGCATGTGCTGCGCGCGGACCGGATGTCGGTCGTGCCGGGGGCCGATGGCTGGCCGGTGGCTTATGAATATGCCGTGGGCGGACGCAAGCACCGTTTTGCCGTGACCGAAGGCATCAGCCCGATCTGTCATATCAAGAGCTTTCATCCGCAGGACGATCATTATGGCATGTCCGCACTGAGCGCGGCGGCAGCGGCGATCGACGTGCACAACGCGGCCTCGCGCTGGTCGAAGGCGCTGCTGGACAATGCGGCACGGCCTTCGGGGGCGATCGTCTATGCGGGGGCCGACGGCCAGTCTTCGCTGACGCCGGATCAGTATGACCGTCTGCTGGTCGAGATGGAGACCCAGCATCAGGGCGCGCGCAATGCCGGCCGGCCGATGCTGCTGGAAGGGGGGCTTGATTGGAAGCCGATGGGCTTTTCGCCCTCGGACATGGAGTTCCAGAAGACCAAGGAAGCCGCAGCGCGCGAGATCGCCGTGGCCTTCGGGGTGCCACCGATGATCCTCGGGATCCCCGGTGACGCGACCTACGCCAATTACCAGGAGGCCAACCGTGCCTTCTACAGGCTGACCGTGTTGCCGCTTGTGGCGCGTGTCCTCGAGGCGCTGTCGGGCTGGCTGTCGGATGTGTCGGGGGCGGACGTGCGTCTGCGCGCCGACCTCGATCAGGTGCCGGCGCTGATGGTCGAGCGGGATGCCCAGTGGCGGCGGATCAGCGATGCGACGTTCCTCAGCGATGCCGAGAAACGCGCGATGCTGGGGCTGCCCCCGCGGGAGACGGCCGATGGATCCTAAGGTCGTCGATATCTCGGGCAAGCCGCTGCCCGCAGCGCCGGTTTTGCCGGAAGTCTGGTTCGCGCAGGTGGATCACCGTCTGGGCCGGATCGAAGGGATGCTGTCGCGCTTGGAGGTGTTGGTGCTGGCTCTTGTCTGCGGCGGCGCAGGACTGCTGGTTCTGCAAATTCTGAATGTTTTGAGCAAAGGGGCCAACTGATGTTGGAACACAAGTTCTGCAATACCGGCGGCGAGATCGCCGTGACCGATGGAACGACGATCAGCGGCTATGCCTCGCTTTTCGGCGCGCCCGATCAGGGCGGTGACGTGGTGGAGCGGGGGGCATACGCTGCCTCGCTGGCCAAGGGACGGGGCATCAAGATGCTGTGGCAGCATGATCCCGCCCAGCCCATCGGTGTCTGGGAGGAGGTGCGTGAGGATGACAGGGGCCTCTGGGTCAAGGGACGGTTGCTGACGGATGTGACCAAAGGTCGTGAGGCGGCGTCATTGATCGCGGCCCGCGCGATCGACGGGCTGTCCATCGGATACCGGACGTTGAAGGCGCGCAAGGACGAGGCGGGTCTGCGCCGGTTGACCGAGCTGGAGTTGTGGGAGGTGTCGCTGGTGACCTTCCCGATGCTGCCGCAAGCCCGCGTGGGCGCCAAGGCGGACGATCCCGAAGACCGGGCGATGGCGATGCTGGCAGAGGCGTTCGAAACGGCACGCGCCTGCCTGATCCCCGCGAAGATTTAGACCTGAAAGGATAGTCAGATGACAACACCCGAGACCAAGTCGCGGGCCGGGGAGGATCTGCCCCCCGCCCAAGCACTGACGGCAGCCATGACCGGCTTCATAAGCGATTTCAAGGCGTTCTCACATGATGTGAAGGCGCAACTTCAAGAGCAGGATGTACGAATGACCAAGCTTGACCGAAAGACGATGATGACCTCCCGCCCTGCGCTGGCGCAGGCGGCGAGCGAAGAAGCGCCGCATCAGAAGGCCTTTGCCGCCTATCTGCGCTCGGGCGATGACGACGCGCTGCGCGGCCTCGAGATCGAGGGCAAGGCGATGAGCACGACCGTGGCGGCTGACGGCGGCTATCTGGTCGATCCGCAGACGGCGGCGACGATCCAGGGCACGCTGTCGTCCACCGCCTCGATCCGGTCGATCGCCAATGTCGTGAATGTCGATGCGACGTCTTTCGATGTGCTGGTCGATCATTCCGAGATGGGGGCCGGCTGGGCGACAGAGACAGGTGCGCGCACCGAGACCGATACACCGCAGATCGAGCGCATCTCGATTCCGCTGCACGAACTGTCGGCTTTGCCGAAAGCCTCGCAACGGCTGCTGGATGACAGTGCCTTCGATATCGAAGGGTGGCTGGCAGGGCGGATCGCGGACAAGTTCGCCCGCTCCGAAGCGGCGGCGTTCGTCGACGGCGATGGGTCGGACAAGCCGACGGGCTTTCTGTCCTATGCAACGGTGGGCAACGATAGCTGGACCTGGGGCAATCTGGGGTATGTGCCGTCCGAGACCGCAGGTGGCATCACCCGTGCCGATCCGATCATCGATCTGGTCTATGCGCTGGGGGCGAGCTATCGCGCCAATGCGACCTTTGTGATGAATTCCAAGACCGCCGGTCATGTCCGCAAACTGAAGGACAACGATGGCCGTTTCGTCTGGGCCGACGGCCTGGCTTTGGGTGAACCTGCACGTCTTCTGGGCTATCCGGTGCTGATCGCCGAGGACATGCCGGATATCGCTGACAATGCGATGGCAATTGCCTTTGGCGACTTTCGTGCCGGTTACACCGTGGCCGAGCGTCCCGATCTGCGTGTGCTGCGCGATCCCTTCTCGGCCAAGCCGCATGTCCTGTTCTATGCCACCAAGCGCGTGGGCGGGGCGGTCAGCGACTTTGCCGCGATCAAACTGATGAAATTCGCGGTCAGCTAAGACTGATTTCGCGAAAGCGGGGGCCTTCGGGTCCCGGCTGTCCCCCGGGCGCTGTCACGGCAACCTTCGCATTGTCCAGCTCAACCTTCCGTCCGAGCAATGCGAGGGCGGGTGCCCGGGGGATCCATGCCCAAGATATTTCGGAGCAAATCCATGATGTTAGTCGAAGTGACCCATGTGAGCCAGGCGGCTTTGCCGGTCGATCAGTTCAAGGAGCATTTACGCCTCGGCACGGGGTTCGCCGATGACAGCCTGCAAGACGGCCTGCTTGAGAGCCATCTGCGTGCGGCGATGGCCGCGATCGAGGCGCGCACCGGCAAGATGCTGATCGCGCGCGATTTCCGCTGGGACATCAGCGCCTGGCGCGGCAGGGAGAGCCAGGTATTGCCGGTCTCGCCGGTGACGGATGTCTCGGAGGTGGTCATGATCGACCAGACGGGGGCCGAAGCGCCGGTCGATCCCGTCCGCTGGTTCCTGCAGCCCGACCAGCATCGCCCGGCACTTTGCCCTTTGGGTGGTGAGCTGCCGGACGTGCCGCCGGGCGGGTCCGTCCGCATCGTCATGACGGCCGGATACGGTCCGGACTGGACCGATTTGCCGCGTGATCTGGCACAAGCGGTCATCATACTGGCCGGCCATTATTATCAGAACCGTTTTTCGGGGCAGGAGCAGTCGGGGATGCCTGAAATCGTGCGGGCCCTGATCGAGGGCTATCGCAACCTGCGCCTGTTCATGGGGGGTGCCCATGGCTGAGCCGGTCATGAACCGCAGCCTCGTGCTGGAGGCCCCCGTCAGGATGGCCGATGGCGCGGGCGGCTATGCGCGCACATGGGAGCCTCTGGGTGTTCTCTGGGCCGAGATGAAGGCCGGAACGGGCCGCGAGATCGGGCAGGGGCAGGCCGCGCGGTCGCGCGTGCCGCTGAAAATCACCGTGCGTGCCGCACCGCATCACGCGCCGTCGCGGCCCCGCGCGGGCCAGCGCTTTGTCGAAGGGACGCGCGTTTTCAACATACTGGCGGTGACCGAGCGGGGCGCGCATGCCCAGTATCTGGTCTGCCATGCCGATGAGGAGACAGCCCCATGAGTTATGCGGTGGCAGCGGCGCTGCAGGCGGCGGTTTATGCGCGTCTGGCAGGTGATGCGGGGGTGACAGCGCTTGTCGGTGACGCGGTTTACGACGCGCTGCCGGAGGGGGCTTTGCCGACGCTCTACGTGGTGCTGGGGGCCGAGGATGTCCGTGATGCTTCGGACAAGACCGGCGGCGGGGCGGAGCATCGCTTTGTCGTTTCGGTCGTGACCGAACGGGCGGGCTTCGCTGCGGCCAAGGCTGTGGCGGCGGCTGTCAGCGATGCGCTGATCGGCGCGGAGATGACGCTGTCGCGCGGCCGCCTTGTGGCGCTGAACTTTGCAAAGGCACGCGCGATGCGCGTGGGCACCGGCACCATGCGCCAGATCAACCTGACCTTTCATGCGCGCGTCAGCGACGACGCCTGAACCAATCAATTCATTCAAGGAGACGCGGCATGGCTGCACAGAATGGCAAGGACCTTTTGGTCAAGATCGATATGACGGGCGGCGGGTCGTTCCAGACCGTCGCCGGATTGCGGGCCACACGGTTGAGCCTGAATGCCGAGACCGTGGATGTGACCTCGCTCGAGAGTACGGGCGGCTGGCGCGAGTTGCTGGGCGGTGCGGGCATGAAGACGGCGGCGATATCGGGGTCGGGCGTGTTCAAGGATGCCGATACCGACGAACGTGCGCGCCAGATTTTCTTTGATGGCGAGACGCCGGAGTTTCAGGTGATCGTGCCCGATTTCGGCACGATCGAGGGCCGGTTCCAGATCACCGCGATCGAATACGCGGGATCGCATAACGGCGAGGCGACCTATGAGATGTCGCTGGCCTCGGCCGGCCCGCTGGCCTTCGTGGCGCTGGTCTGATGGCGAACCCCTATGCAGGCGAGGTGACCGTGGTGGTCGATGGCGTGCGCCACGAGTGCAAGCTGACGCTGGGTGCCCTCGCGGAATTGGAGGCGGGACTTCAGACCGGATCGCTGGTCGATCTGGTCCGCCGCTTCGAGGGGGCGGCGTTTTCGGGATCGGATGTGCTGGCGGTGATCGTGGCCGGGCTGCGCGGTGGTGGCTGGCAGGGGACCGCGGCTGACCTGGTCCGGGCAGATATCGCCGGCGGACCCATTGGCGCGGCACGCGCGGCCGCCATGCTGCTGGCGCGGGCCTTCGCGCTGCCCGAAGACTGATGGACTGGCGCGGACTGATGCAGGCCGGGATCGGTGGATTGCGCCTGACGCCGGCTGCGTTCTGGGCGCTCACGCCTGTCGAGTTGCAGGTGATGCTGGGGCTCACGGGCAGTGCGGCACCGCTGTTGCGGTCAGGGTTGGATGAGCTGCTGGCGGCTTATCCGGATGATGAGAAGGAATGAGACGATGGACGAGATCGAAGCACTCGATGTGATGGAAAGCGATGTGGCCGCGCTGGAGCGGGCCCTGGGCGATACCTCGGCCATGACTTCGGCCTTCGCGGATGAATTGCGCCTCGTGCAGGGCAGCCTGCGGGAAACCACGCGTGATCTGGGCAATCTGGAGCGCGGGTTTTCCAGCGGGCTGCGGCGCGCGTTCGACGGGCTGGTGCTGGGCGGGCAGAGCCTTTCCGACGTGCTGGGCGGGCTGGCCGAAAAGATGACGCAGACGGTTTACAGCAACGCGGTCAATCCGGTGGCGGGTCATTTCGGCGGGATGCTGGCTGACGGGCTCAATGCGATCGTGTCGGGCATGATGCCCTTTGCCGACGGTGGTGCGTTCAGCCAGGGCCGGGTGATGCCTTTCGCCAAGGGCGGTGTCGTCAGCGGCCCGACCAGCTTTCCCATGCGCGGCGGCACCGGGCTGATGGGCGAGGCGGGGCCCGAGGCGATCATGCCGCTGGCCCGGGGTCCGGATGGATCCTTGGGTGTACGTGGTGGCGGTTCGGGCGGGGTCACCGTGAACATGAACATCACCACGCCCGATGCGGCCGGTTTCCAGCGCAGTCGTGCGCAGATCGCCGCACAGATGACCCGTGCGCTGTCGCGCGGGCAACGCCATCAATAGGAGTGCGCAATGACATTTCACGAGATCCGATTTCCCGCATCGCTGAGTTTCGGAGCCTTGGGTGGGCCCGAGCGGCGGACCGAGATCGTCACGCTGGCCAACGGGTACGAAGAGCGCAACACCCCGTGGGCCCATGCCCGTCGCCGCTATGATGCGGGGCTTGGTCTGCGGTCGATGGATGATGTCGAGGACCTGATCGCCTTTTTCGAGGCACGCCAGGGACAGCTGATCGGGTTTCGCTGGAAGGACTGGAGCGACTACCGGTCGTGCTTTCCATCCCAGCAGATCGATGCCGGAGACCAGTTGCTGGGTCACGGCGATGAGGCACGCACCGCGTTTCAATTGGTGAAGGTCTACCGATCCGGTGATGCCGCCTACACCCGTCCGATCACCAAACCTGTTGCGGGTTCGGTCCGCGTGGCCCTCGGGGGCGTGCAGATGAGCGAAGGGGTGGATTATGCGCTCGATCCGACGACGGGTGTGGTGACCTTTGCCACCCCGCCCGATGAAGGCGCGGAGGTGCGGGCTGGTTTCGCCTTCGATGTGCCGGTGCGTTTCGACACCGACGCGATCATGATCGCGGCTTCGCGGTTCGAAGCGGGTGAGATCCCCAATGTGCCGGTGGTGGAGATCCGGGTATGAGCCGCGCGGAACTTTTCGCCCATCTGGAGACAGGCGTGACACATACATGTCGCGCCTGGGAGATCGCGCGCACCGATGGTGTGCGGTTGGGGTTTACCGACCATGACCGGCCGTTGAGCTTTGATGGGCTGGATTTTACGCCACAGGGCGGGCTGACGGCGCGGGCGCTGACCAGCAGTGCGGGGCTGTCGGTGGACAATACCGCCGCGCTGGGCGTGCTGTCGGACGCGCGTATCTCGGAGGTCGACATCGCGGCGGGGCGCTTTGACGGGGCGGAGGTGACTGTCTGGCTTGTCTGTTGGGAAAACGTCGCGGCGCGGCAGGTTCAGTTTCGCGGAACGATCGGCGAGATCACCCGCGCGAACGGCGCTTTCGAGGCCGAATTGAACGGTCTGGCGGAGCCTCTCAACCAGCCGGTGGGCCGGACGTACCTGCGCAGTTGTACGGCCGTGCTGGGTGATGCGGCTTGCGGTATCGGCCTCGATGACCCGGCTTATGTCACGACGCATGTGCTTGCGGCCGCGCTGGAC